ATTCACCCATTAGCCTGTCCTCCATTTAATGCTGATTTTGATGGAGATCAAATGGCAGTATATATCCCAATTTCAACTGAAGCGAAAGAAGAAATAATAAATAAAATTTCTATTTCAGCGAATTTAAGTAGCCCAGCAAATGAGGAACTTACAACTACACCAAGTCAAGATATAATTTTAGGAATTTATTATTTAACATCACCAGACTTTTCAAAGGATCTTATTGAATGTAAAGGTAAAGAAATCTTATGGGGACAGGCAAAATTCAACGAACAACTCCCATTAGATTATCCATTAGTTGAAGGTCAATTGAAAGCAAAACAATTACTGCATGTTTTAAATGATATTAAAAATAGATATCCAAGAGAAACCACAGTTATGGTTCTTGATAATATAAAAAGGATTGGATTTAAGTATGCAACTCTTTATGGTTGCACAATGTCATTACAAGATTTTCCTGTTGAAGGAGCTGAGAAATTAAAAGAAGATATATTTTCTCATGATGAACTCAGGGAACAACTTATTTCATTTTCAAATCCAGCCCTTATAAATGAACTAAAAAAAAAATTTAAATACGCATATATGATTGAATCAGGTGCTAGAGGAAGCTGGGATCAAGTAAAACAATTAATCTTGGCTCGTGGATTTATTTCAAATTTCGATGGAGAAATCTTACCGTTACCAATTAAAAATTCATTAATAGATGGTCTTACGCAAGAAGAATTTTTCTATTCAACATATGGTTGTAGAAAAGGTCTTCTAGATGTTGCTTTAAATACAGGAACATCTGGTTATCTTTCAAGAAAGTTAATTTTTACATGTGCCAATCTTCAAATTGATGAACAAGTTGATGATTGTGGAACAACAGATACATTAGAAGTAGATGTGAAAAATGATAGAAAGGCAAGAATGTTAGTAAATAGATGGTGCCTTTCAGATGATGGTCAAACATACTTCCGAATTACAAATGAAAATTACACAGACATCATTGGAAAAATGATACAAATACGAAGCCCTATTTTATGTAAAAACCCAAAGATATGTAAAAAATGTTATGGGGATTTATATAAAAATTTGAATAGTCGGTTTATTGGAATCATTGCTGCTCAAACATTGGGTGAGCGAGGAACTCAATTGGTATTGAGAACTTTCCATACATCTGGATCGGCTGTAATCAAAGGGCAAGAAAATCCAGACGAACCAGAAACTTCAATGAAACAAAGTGATATCATTGGAGATCTTGCATCAGTAGCAAAGCTCTTACATAAATTTAAAAATAAAACACATACCATGATAGTCGATGAACTATTTGACGTATATGATAAAGATATACATCACGTTCATTTTGAATGTGTTGTAGCTCAATTAATGTGGAAAGATTATCGAAAATGGAGACTTATGGAAAACAGAGATAAAGTTGAGCCAAGTTTCTATAGTATCCAATCCGTACCAAATCAAGAGAGTTGGATTTTAGCAATGGCTTTCTCCAACCCAAAAAGATCAATCTTACAAGGTATTCTTTATGAGGGTCGATATTCCGGAGTAATGGATAAGATTCTCAAAGGTGAGAGAATTACATGAGAGATCCTGATAGAATTGAAAGAGTAATTGGTTTAGTCAAGAAGGTTTGGTATAATCATCCAGACCTTCGACTAACCCAACTTATAATGAATGTTTTAAAATTTAGTGGCGATCCTTATTATATTGAAGATAATGAATTAGAGGAAGCCTTAAAAAAATTCTGTAAAGATAGGGGGATTTAAATTTGAGAATTATTAACCCAATTGCCGCATTACAAGACGAAGAAAGAAATCTCTTCACGCTTCGACAGATAGACTACGATCAGATTTTACCGATGGTTAAAGAAATAGTTAAGCCCGTTGAAGAAATTGGTTTCACAATTAATGAAATCAATCTTAAAGATTCTCGTTTTTCATCGGGAGAGCTTGCCAAGTCTCTAAAACAAACATTGGCTATTAAGTTACAAAAGGGTTCCTCCGAAATAGATCTAAGCATATTCATACCAAAATTAATTGATGGTAATTATGTAATGATCAATGGGAGAAGAAAAGTTCCCTTATTTCAGTTGTTTGATATACCGGTTGTTACAAGGGGTGAAACAATAAAGTTGAGAACAAATGTAGCAACCTTAATGATTTTTAAAGCAAAAGAATCACCCCATATTCAAGTTAGTTTCTTGGGTAAAAAGATTCCTTTGGGTTTAGTATTATTAGCATATTATGGAATCGATGAAGTAAAACAACGATATGATCTCAGTATTCCAGTTGACGAAGATAGCACAAATCTTTTTGATATTTTAAGAAAAGATTTGAATGTGTATTGTGAAGAATCAATAGGTTATACTCCAGATGATTTTACAGTTGAATTGGGAAGAATGTATTCTCGATATAATGCAAAATCAAAAGGGCAAGATGTCTTATATGCGATTGATTTAATTCCTAAAGTTGATTTAATTACAGCACAATTTATGAATCATGATAATATTTTAGATGAAATTTCTGAAGTATTAAAAACTGGTTCGGTTGATGATACATTATTTACAAACAAACGTGTCAGATGTTTTGAATATATGGTTCTTGCAAAAATCTCAAAAATCATATTCGATTTATGTTTTTCAAATCGAACTGCAAGACAGCCAAAGTTTAATATCAACTCGACACAAATTTTATCAGATTGTAATGTGTCAGATATCGTTCAATTTGATTTCTCTATTAATCCAATTGAAGAATTAACAAAGCTGTCCAGGATAAGTCTTCTTGGACCAGGTGGATTTAAAAGAGAAAATATTCCTAAACATTTGAGGGATATATGCCCTACAATGTTTGGTCGTTTATGCCCTGTTGATACCCCAGATCGTGATAACTGTGGGGTATTACAAAATCTAGTTCCAAATGTTGATCTGGATGATAAATGGAAATTCACAAATGTAAGTAGAGATAAACATCCCTTATCAATACCTGTATCAATGACTCCATTCTTAAAACACGATGACCAGACAAGATTACAAATGGCAGCATCACAAATGCGCCAATCGATTATGCTCAGACAATTTGATACTCCATTAATAAGTTCTGGTTCAGAAGGGTTATATTCAAAATATACTCAGTTTGTTAAAACAGCTAAAAAAGATGGTGAAGTTGTTTATGTCGATAAAGAATATATCATTGTAATGTATAATGATAATGTAGGTGAAATCTTTGATATTCGTTATCGAAAAATATATGTTGAACATATGGACTTTATGAACATCTATGTAAAAGTAGGTGATAAATTTAAAGCTGGCGATATATTAGCAGAAAGTAATTTTTGCAAAAATGGCCATATCAATGTCGGTAAAAATCTATTGACTGGAGTTATGGTTCATTATGGAAATAATTATGAGGATGGTATTGTTATATCAAAAAGACTTGTGGATGAAGATGTATTAACATCTGTTCATTATGAAGATTTATCATTCACATTAACTCCAGATAAAGTTCTTTTATCATTATCAGATAAAGAATATAAACCGTTGCCCGATGAATTAGAAACATTGGATCCTGGCAATCCATATGCCATTCTTAAAAAGATGAACTCAGATGAACATTATTCAGTCTTTTCTGAACCTGTAAGATTGGATGCAAAAAAGAAGTTCATTATATCAGAAGTGAATTTATTCGGAAACACTTGGAATGAAGAAGTTCCTGAATACAAAGAATGGATTGAAAAGAAATTAGAAAGTCAGGAAGACAGAGAAAAGTATATTCAAAAGACTCTTAAAAGTATAATGCCAAAAGATGAAGCAATGAGAATTATCAGGGAACATAGTCTTGATAAATTTTCATTTGTAGGAAAATACAAAGAAAAACGTGAACGAGTTAATGGTATTAAAGTTGAAATATACGGAGTTCATTTCAGAAAAATAAGAGTTGGTGATAAAGTGGCAAATCGTCATGGAAATAAAGGTGTTATATCTAGAATTGTTGAACATGAAAAAATGCCACAGCTAGAAGATGGGCGTCATCTAGATATTTGTATCAATCCATTGGGTATTATTTCACGAATGAACATTGGTCAATTATATGAGTTACATTTAGCAATGACAGTTGATGCTTTGAAAAAGAATATAATTGATATGTTAAATAAAAACACCAACCAAGAAGAAATAAAAAATTATCTATTAGGGTTTATTCAAATAATTGATAGAACAGTAGATGGTTGGTATTATAAACAATTCAAAGAACAGTTACCTGAAAAAATAAATATTGAATTTCTTGATGAGTTTACAGCTATCCAGGCCCCATTTCAATCTTGTAAATTAAAAGAGGTTGAACAAGCTATGGAATACGTTGGAGCAGAATTCAAATATCCTCTATACGATCCATTGTCAAAAGAGAAGTTGACAAATAGAGTTGCTGTTGGTTTTATATATTTCTTTAGAATGGTTCATATTGCAGAAGAAAAACTTGCAGCGAGAGGTATTGGAGCATATGCAAGGCGAACCCTACAACCACTTGGTGGTCGAAAAAATAAGGGTGGTCAGAGATGTGGTGAGATGGAAACTGCATGTTTGATTGGTCATGATGCCCCATGTAATTTACATGAATTCTTAACAACAAAATCAGATTGTATTGATCTGAAAAATGCTTATATTCGTGATGTTATTTCTACAAGTTTAACAGATGAAAGTAAAGAATTAGATACAGTTCCAGAATCAGTTAAATTGTTAAATTCTTATTTTACAGTAATAGGAGTTGATCATAAATGAGCTTTGATCATTCAGATGTTAAGAAAGATTATAAAGATTTTATGAAATATTTTCAAAGTAGTAGCAGTAGTGCCACTACTGACAATATGCAACTTTTCACTACAATCGAAGAAAGAAGACGAATATCATCAGAAGAACGAAATTGGGTAGAACAGAAATATATTTATGGAGATTATCCTGCTCCAGAAGACGTTATAAGATTTTCACAAGAAATTAAAGGGTTGAACGCTGATTTAGTAATTGTGGATGACTTTTCTTTTGAAGAACATGAAGAAGAAAAAGAAGAAAAAGAACTTCCATCATTCGATCCAAAGGATTTAGATATATGAAAAAAATGCATTGTCCTATATGTAATTCCGAAATAATAATGACTCGACATATCCCTGACCGTTCTTGGTATATTGGAGAGCTTGGTTTTTCAAGAGCAGATAATATTCCATTTATGGAAAGGGATAGACAATTATTCTTTCATTGCTCAAATGATAAAGAGCATACTATTGATTCCACAGATGAACTTGAAAAGTGGATAGAGAAATGTATTACATTTTATAAAAATAATATGATAGACCCATTGTAATTTATAGGAGGATTTTTATGAAAGAAACCGTATGTTTACCAGATGTTCAATGTACAGTGCCTGAGATTCAAATACCAATTATGCAAGTTGGAGTTGAGAATGTTGAAGTCCCATTTAAACTTGAATCAAAATATGGTGGTTTTCATCAGTTAAATGCAAATGTTTCCATGACGACAAATCTAGATGAAGTCACTAAGGGGATTTCAATGTCTCGACTCCTTCTTACATTGAAACCATATTTAGATTTACCTCTAAAACGAGCATTGATAAAAAAGATCCTTGGAGATCTTATTAAGAATCTTGAGACAACAATGGCAACTATGAAGTTTGAATTCAGAATGCCAGTTATCAGAAAATCGGTTTTATCTGATAATGAGTTTCCAATCTATTATAGATGTAAATTTGAAATGAAAAGACTCAAAAATGAATCCACAGATATGGTATGGTTTTATCAGGGAGTAAAAGTACAATATGCATCATATTGTCCTTGCTCTGCTGAACTTTGTGGAGCATTAGATGAAATTGGTTTTCCACATAACCAAAGATCATATGCTGACGTTTTAGTGGAAATCATTGAACCACATTATGTTTGGTTAGAGGATATTATTGAAACAGTTGAATCGAAAATCGAAACTCTTCCCTATCCGATAATTAAAAGAGTTGATGAACAAGAGATTGCTAGAATTGCTGGAAAGAATCCAATGTTTGTTGAAGATGCAATAAGAAAAATTTCAGCATCATTGGATAGTAGAGAAGATATATATGATTGGATTGTCAAATGTAGTCATGAAGAATCTATTCATACATCTGAAGCAATTGCAATTAATTGGAAGGGACGACATGACGGTTTTGATGGACGGAGATTTATATGATACGAGTCGGAGTATCAACGGGTTTTGGAAAAGAAAATAGATACGAACTACAAAATATACCTCCTGATATACAACTTGCGTGTTATAAATATGATTTATATAAACCCCAAGAAGAAAGAATCATTTCAACATTAAAGGGGACAGGAACTAATGTTTTAACTGTTCATCTTCCTTTAGATGCAGTTAAACGTGAAAATCCTCAAGAAATAATAGATATGATTGAACTCCATCATAAAACATTTGGTTGTACGGATTTTGTCATACATCCAAATAAGGGGTTTAAGAATTTTATGTTCTATTATTTTGAAAATACTCCAAGAGATAGACTTTACCATTTATGTATTGAAACATTCCAATGGAGAACTAAAAAAGAACTCCGTAGTCCGTTGGAAATTATGGAGTATTGTATTAGATATCCTGATTTCAGAATGTGTATAGATACAAGCCATATAGAAGAAACATGGTTCGATTATAAAATCATGTATAAACTTTTACAGTTTACTTCTGTCATTCATTTGTCTAATAGAGCAAAAGGCGTTGGACAACATATGCCATTTAATTCAGAAAAAGGTGAATTAAATCTAGTTGGTTTTGTAAGAGATTTAAAGCACAGATATAATTGGAATGGTAAGATTATATTAGAATATATGGCAGAATATCAGGATAAAATTGAAAAGAATGCTAATTATGTAAAAAGGTTGGTTGAATAATGGAACCGTGGGAGCATGAAAGTTATAATGTAACAAAAGAATCAAGATCGAGATATGTACGAGGCGAAACATATGCCATACGAACTACTTACAAAACAATTGAAGATCATGATGGATTGTTTGTAAGAAAAGGTGATATAATAAGGTTTGGTAATGGTTATAATGAAAGACCGTTTGGAGACTGGAAAGATTGGTTTCTAACTAGAGAACAAAAGAAATTATTTTGGACTCGCCACCCAAAGATTCCGTATTATGCTTCCAATCAATATGCTGTCGTCGTTAATCGTTATAAATGGATTAAATATAAAAGATTCGGTATATTTCGTGATTATGGTTATATCACAATGTTTATTACAGGAAACAAACCATGTAGGATCAAGAAATTTTATGGAACAAGTCCATTTAGAACGGTATCATGTTTCCCACATTTGAGTCATATTGATGGTGGTATTCATGCGGATATAAAAAAGCCATTTTCAGTAGTGGATGGAACATGGTTTCTATTTGATTTTAATTTATCTGAATTTATACAAAACTTATTAGATAAGTATGAAGAAACAGAACTATCTAGAGATCTGTTTCTAAAAAAATTGAAAGAAGTTTGGGAGGCAAATATATGAGCGAAAAAAGTGAGCTTGATATTATGAAGCTATATCTAAAAGAACGAGGTTATGAAAAAAGTGTATTTGGCGAATACTCTGATAATCAGTCTTTAAGTTTTCCGAGTTTTTTAGTATTTCTTCAAGAATACGTCACAAAAGCAATTAACGCATATGCAAATAAATGGGAAAAAGAGTTACCTCCGTGGTTAGTAAGTTGTGAAGAATTTAAACAACACGGAGTTGCTCCAGTAAAGGCATACGAAGAGATTATTAAAATCATGGCTCTTTCGGGTGCTGCATTGGAGTCATATGCTGAGCTAAACCCTGATATGTGGAGAGTAGATCCCATAAAAGATGCAGAAAAATGGAAAGATATAACATGTAAAGGAGATTTATAAACATGAATGAAAGTTTAACCCAAATGGTAAAAGGTAGCGCACCCACAGAAGATCAAGTGGTATTTTCAGAATCTGATTTGGATTTACCTGATACCGAAACCGCAGAAGAAGTAATTGAAGAAGTGGCTTCCGATAGTATTGGTATAACCTCACTTTCTAAATGGTTTGAACAGAACTGTACAAGATTCGCCAATATCAATCAAGTCAAAGTTGCAATCCGAGGAATTAATCCGGAAAAGACTTTGATAATGGCGGTTGTTGATCAAGCCGGAGAAGTGGATAGCGAAGGAAATGCTAAACGAAATCTACGTGTTTTTGAAAATGCAGATACACATCCTGTATTGAATATTCCAGCGGCTGTTATGGATGTCTATAATAATGGCTTCCGTATTATTCATGAATTCAAGGATGGTATTTTCATCAAGTGTTATGGGGTAAGAACTGGCCTTATTTGTGTATTTTGCAATAACATTGATGGAAAACTTATTCCTTACGCAACAACCAAAGTCAAAAAGAAAGATGTAGATGTGCTTGTCGAGACGAGCGATCCAGCATTGACAAGCACAAAATTACTTGAAAATGCTGACCTTGAAACCTTACAGCTTCTATATAAGCAAAGTGCAAAAGCAGTTGATGAGTTCACAACAAATCAAGATGTTGTGAATTGGTTATTAGAACGACAAAATGAAGTTACAGATATCAATCATCATCTGCAAATCGATGGCGTCCTTATCGATATGCTTTCGACATAAGGAAATGATAGATGGGGTAGATGCGAAAGGGGTGCATTGCATCAATAACGGTCCGGCTCCCAATTAATCTACCCCATCTTATCCTTATATCATGGATATTAATAAAAATGTAAAACTGGTTTTAAGGGATGTATTTTTATATGACATTGAAGCATGTCATTATACAATAATGAACAAACTCGGATTAGAACTTCCTAATGTTGATCCAACAAATAAATTAGAAAGAAATATTCAAATCGGTAAAATGATGAGAAAAAATCCGAGATTAACATCTTTATTAAGAAACACAACCCGTTCAATAATCGATGAATACATAAGCAGAAATAACATTAAAGAAGATGATATTATCCTAAGACAATATGATGGTATCATAATCACAAAACAACTTACAGAGACAAACATCCAACATGTTCCATTAAACATAAGAAAAAGATTTTTAATATTCATTTCATCGGTTGATAGAAAAAATTATATATCATTAGATAGTAATAATGAAGTTTCTATCAAAGGAGTTCCATTTAGGTATCCGATGATGGATACAATTTACGGTCAAATATGCCGAATCAATTATGCCAATAAAGATTCTATTTTTAGGAATCTACAAATAATAAAAAATAAATTTATGAATTCAAAGGATCCAAAATTATTTGGAATCCCTTTGAGTAACGGAAAAGTTAATGTCTTTATCAAAGGATACGGAGAAATGGCAATTTCTCCAAGCACATTAAAAATTATTGACACAGATGACATTGATAAAGAACGTTATTTTAAGTTTTACATTGAACCATTCACAAAAAGTATAGTAATAGAATTCGTGAGATCCTAGTGAGGAAATAATATGCTAATTTTAAACATCGCAGCTGGAAAATTAAAACCGCTTTTATCTGCACCTGAAATGAAAAATTCACATCTACTTATAAATTTAGACACATCTTATTATTCTGCTACACCGCCAGATGAATTGGAAAGTTGGGTTCAGAAGTTAATAAATCATGGGTATCCAGATACTTGTGAATATTTTTGTAATGAAGATGCATTTACATTTATGGAACGAACACAATTGGTTTTCGATAGAGTATGTGTATATCGTTTTCTTGAACACGTTCCGATGGATCGAGTATTATATTTCATATATCTACTTTCAACGGTTACAGAAAAAGGCGGAATCGTTGATATTATTGTTCCTAATTATGAAACTTTAGCCCAAATGCTTCTAGATGAAGATGTTGAAGATTCAGATTTTGAAGCACAAAATATAATATTAACAACTGAAATAGTTAATGAACCTGGTTGTCCACATGCATCTTTATGGACTGTAGATAGAGCAATACATTTCTTTGAGTTGGAAAAAAGATTTGAGGTCTCAGCTATCGAACAACATTTTGAATTTGATGGACGTGATATCTATCTGAGGTTCCAAGCAGAGCGTGTATAATGGCTCCAATAGATCCGCGTATATGGGATGATGATATTGATATACAAGTTTATACACAAAAAGCCGTCCAAGAATTTGTGGATACTCGACCTAAGAGGTTGGTAGAACAAGCAGATGTAGCTATAATAGCATCTAGAAGAGAAGGTGTTAATGTTATTAAAAATAGATACTTTGGCAAAACAGGCAAGGTAGAAGATACTGACGAACTTATTGTTTTGCTTTGTCGAATATTAGTTGAACATATTTTTAAAGGGCGAATGACTATGTTTCAGGAAGCTATGAAAGAACGCATGGTTAAATCGCTACGTCGAAAATTGAAAAGGGAGATTAAGAGATGACCCCATTTAATGAACGAGCAGAATCAATGGGTCTAAGTGTAGATCGTGCAGAACAAGGTCTATTCGCATATGCTGATGCATATGGCGAAGTTGTTTATAGAAATCTTATAAGCCAGATAAGTGAATTTGACCCTCACCCAACAGATGGAAAGATAGTATCGAAATTAGCTATCTTTACAAAAGCTCCTGATTGGGAAGACTATCAATTTGTCGGTTATGTATCTGAATTATATAAATTTATCGGTAATGACGTTTTAAATAATAGAATCAGAAGCGCTATTAATGCAGTTGGTATTCCTATTGTTGAAGAAAATCCAATTCCAAATATTACAAGAACACGATTGAGAACTGAAATGATTATTCAAAGTTCTCAACATATCCCAAACGTGGGCGATGTTCTTCCAGTCATGATTGTTGACAATAGCTATGATGGTACAAAAGCTGCAACTATATCATTTGGTATCGCAACATATGTAAATAGAAATCGTGTCATCTTTGGTTTTGGTCTTGGTGAATTACGTCAGGTTCATATTGAAAGTTCATCTACAAGCGTATCATCTTCTATTGCATCTTATATGCAAGTTTTTACAGAAGATATTACAGATATGATTACAGCAAGTTTCAGTACAATGTTGACTGAAGATGAAATGCTAGCGACCCTAGATGTTATTGAAGGTCTCGGTAAGAAAAGAAGGGAAGGCGTATCAAAACTTTTGCAGGAAATGTTGCCTGATATTGTAGAAGGTCAACCAGTACCTTTACCTTCCGCATGGCAAGTATTTCTTGCAATTGTACGCTACAGTAGCTTTGAACCGAATTTGAATGTTAAACGGTTGATGGAAAATGCTGCTGAAAGTGTACTTGTTATCCCAGCGCGGATGTATGATGTCTTAGATAAGATATCTACATTATAGAGTTCCACATCAGGCCATGATTGTGGACCTCCTCCTTGTACGGGTTTGCTTGTTGACCTGGGCCAATAATGAGCACTGGATAGGGTAATGAGACGGGTTGATCTCCGTCTGATCAAACATTACCCTATCCTCAATTTTTTTTGGAACAAAAAATAAATTACGTTGAAAAGG